GGGATTCAAAACAAGGTACGGCATGATTGCTAACCCTTACGTAGCTATTGATGGTTCTATCGGTTCAGACAGAAGCAACCAATACTTCAGAATCTTCAGAGTTGATGACATAATGGTGTAAGCCAGGAGTTAACACTCTTTTTAAAAGGGCTCTTAACGGGCCCTTTTTCTTATATAAATATATTATATGGCAACATTAACTACTAACAAAAATTATCTAAGTCCTACCGGTTTCCATCTTAAAATAAATAGTTTGAGATTTCCAAACCTAGAATATTTTGCTACCACAATCACGCTACCACAGATTACTTTGGAAGAGCAAGCTTTGCCTTATAAAACTGTTGATTATGCAGCACCCGGCACTAGATTAACGTTTAGTGATTTATCTATTACAGCTCAAATTACAGAAGATTTCGATAATTACTTAGAAACATATAATTGGATGCATGATATTGCAAAGGCAAAAGGTAAGGAAGTAGAAGATTTAAAAGAAGATGCTACGCTTTTAGTATTTACTTCTCATAATAATGTTAATAAAACCATAAGATTCAAAGATATATTTCCAACCGCTATAGGAGCATTAGAATTTACTTCAACAGCACAAGAAGTAAATTACTTATCAACAGAAATTAATTTCTCATATACCAATTTTGAATTTGAATAAAACAGTTTACTTTTTGCGTAAACTGTGATATAATATATAAGTATGAATGATTTACAACAGATATTAGAAATGTGGAAAAAAGACTCAGTCATTGATGAGATGGCTTTGGACGAATCTTCCAGAGATTCAGCTAAATTACATGGTAAATATTTAGAAATATTATCAGTAAATAAAATGAAACTTAAAAAGGCTGAATTAGAATTTAAAGTGCTTTTAAGAGATAAGTGGAAACATTATAATGGTAAACTATCTCAAGAAGAAATGGATTCTAAAAGCTGGGACTATGACCCTTTGGATGGTTTAACTGTACTCAAAGGAGATATGGATAAATTCTATGATGCCGACCCAGTAATCCAAGAACATCAATCCAAAATGATATACCTGCAAGAGGTATGCGATACACTCAAAGAAATTTTAGACAATGTAAAATGGAGACATCAAACCATTAAGAACATGATTGAGTGGCGTAAATTTACCAGTGGAATATAAGATACATCAATACCGTTTCGATAACTTTACAAAATTTGAAGATATAATAAGAGAATCTTTAAATTTTTTAGGCTATGCTGAATCGTTAAATCCTATACATGGTTTAGTAGATTTAAATATCTATAATCATTGTCACGTATCAGAAGTATATACTGATAATAATATCATATTCAAACCAACCGCACCAACATCAAAACATTTTGCTTTGGATACTATGGGATATGCAAACGCATCCACTTTAGCATATGAAGAACCTGTATTAAATGAAGATATAGAACAAATGGATTGGGCACATATCATAGAATTAAGAAGTGCTAAAACAAATAAGTGGGATGATTCAATATTACTCAAATGGCGTAAACCAAAGAAAGAAATACCTGATGACCATATATTAATTATAGGTCAAATGCCTGATGATGAAACAGTAAAAGGATTTGGATATGGAAATCATTTATATAAGATAAGTGATATTGCATTTAGATTGAAATCAATAGGAGAAAATTTTATTATTAAACTACATCCAAGTTATAAGCCAAAGGATAAATGGGAAAAGAGTTTATTAAATAGATGGAAAAAGTTTGATTTTGATGTACGTACTGGATACGAATCAGTACATGATTATTTAAAAAAATCTAGAGTTGCTATTGTAGATAATAGCACAGCAGGTATTGAATGTTTAATGCATGAGGTTCCTTTAATATCTTATGGTTGGCCTGAGTATCATTGGGCTACAGCAAGATTACAAACTCTACCACAACTTGAATACTTAGTTAGTGATTTAAGTTGGCACCAACCAATGCGTGCTAGAATGTTTATAGAGTGGTATATAAATCATTATCTTTGTACAGATATAAATAGTACTATAAGAAGATTAAAAGAAATATTGTGAATATTACAGTATCTAAAATGAATGAAACTTTTATGCATGTCAGTTGTGACCCTAGCATAGAACGTGAACTATCCGAACATTTCCAATTTTTTGTACCAGGTTATAAATTTATGCCTGCGTATAGGAATAGAATGTGGGATGGAAAGATTAGACTTTATGATTTTAAAAAGCAAACTTTATACAATGGATTATTCAAATATTTAAAAGAATTCGCAGATTTAAGGGACTACAAGGTTATAACAGCCGCATCTCCAGCCTATGGTAAAATAGGTGAAACTCAAAATGTGGACCTAGAACCGTTTCTGGCACCTCTGGTGCTTTCTGGTGCAGGTAAAAGGATAATCCCTAGGAACTATCAACTAGATGCACTGTCGTGCACATTACAGAATAAGAATGGTTTACTATTATCACCCACGGCTTCAGGCAAGAGTCTGATTATATATTTGGCTATTAAATGGTATTTAGATTACTGTAATGATGATGTTTTGATTATAGTTCCCACCACATCATTGGTTGAGCAGATGTACTCTGACTTTGCCGATTATTCTTCACAAGATGAGTCATTTAATACAGATGAGTTATGTTATAAGATATATGGTGGTGCAGATAGACATAACATAAAACAAAGAGTTTTAATATCAACATGGCAATCAATATATAAACTAGGACCACAATGGTTCCAAAGATTTGGTATGGTAGTAGGAGATGAAGCTCATCAATTTAAAGCTAAATCCTTAACATCAATTATGGAAAAATGTACTGAGGCAGAATATCGTATTGGTACAACAGGTACGTTGGATGGTACACAAACACATCAATTAGTATTGGAAGGTTTGTTTGGCCCGGTGCATAAAGTGACTACCACAAAAGAATTGATGGATAAAGATACATTAGCTAAACTCAGTATTGATGTGATACTTTTAAAATATAAAGATGAATTCTGTAGAGAGAATAGAAAGTATCAGGACGAGTTAGATTTTATAGTTGGATACGAACCAAGAAACGATTTTATAACTGAACTTGCACTAAGGCTAAAAGGTAATACATTAGTATTATTTAATTACGTTGAGAAACATGGAAAGCCTTTGCATAATTTATTGAAGGAGAAAATAGATGATAAAAGAAAACTATTCTATGTTTCGGGAGAAACTGACGTCGATACTCGAGAGCAGACTCGTGCTATTACTGAAACAGAAGACGATGCTATTATTGTCGCTTCCATTGGTACTTTTTCTACTGGTATCAATATCCGTAAGCTACATAATATTATCTTTGCTTCGCCTAGTAAATCGCAGATACGAGTACTACAAAGCATTGGACGTGGTTTAAGGAAATCACCTGATGGTAGGAATACAAAAGTATTTGATATCGCAGATGATTTACATTGGAAATCTAGAAAGAACTATACATTGAACCATGCAGCCGAAAGAATAAAAATATATTCTAAGGAAAAGTTCGATTACAACTTAAATGATATAAATATATAATATGGATAAACTAAATATACGACACTTTAAATTAGTAAATGGAGATGAAATCATTGGACTCGTAGCAGTGAAAAACGATGATTCATATTTGGTCGAAAGACCATTTTCCGTTTCTAATAACATTCTAGGTGGATTTCAACTTTCACCTTGGTTTGCCTTATCTGAGAATAAAACCTTTAAGATAATGAAAGAACATATTGTCAATCATGTAATGGTTGCCGAAGATGTTAAAGGTGTCTATGTAGAGTATGCATTGAAAATAGATGAAAAGAGAGTACCTATTAAGAAGCCTCGTTCCAACGAACAGATTATGACTGAGTTGGAAGAAGCTTTGCTTGATAGATACGATGAAGAGAGACAGTACCTGGAACCTGAAGAAGATATCGAGAAAAAGGTAATACACTAATCTCGTATATTCCTTCCCTCCGGGATACTATATTATTATATCATAAAAACTGACATTTGTACACTGTTTTTTTAATTATTTTACTGTTTACAAATACGCAGAAATGTGATATAATAGATTAATTATGGAGGAATACTTATGGCCAAAAACAAGGCACATTACGTAAACAATAAAGAGTTTTCTCAGGCAGTGATGGATTACGCAGTCGCGGTCCATGAAGCAAAAGCCAAAGATAACACTATACCAAAAGTCACAGACTACATCGCCCGATGTTTTATTAAAATAGCAGAAGGATTATCCCACCGTCCAAACTTTGTTCGATATACTTATAGAGAAGAAATGGTTATGGATGCTGTAGAGAATTGCTTAAGAGCTATTGGTAATTATAAAATTGAAACGGCAACAAGGACTGGTAAACCAAACGCCTTTTCTTATTTTACACAAATATGTTATTATGCATTTATACGTAGAATAATGAAGGAAAAGAAACAACAAGATATTAAATTTAAATTCATTGAGAAAATGGGTATAGATGATTTTGTACAAGCTGGAATGGATGGTGAAACAGCCGCTGAAACAATGGCGTATGTTGATACACTCAAAGCTAGAATTGGTGAAGTTAGAAAGAAAGATAAAGCTATCAAAGATTTTGCCAAAGAAGAAAAAGTAAAAGAAAAAGCAAAAGCAAAATTGGAGTTATTCTATAAATGAAAGTAGCTATATTAAATGATACTCATTGCGGTGTCAGGAACTCTAGTGATATTTTTTTACAGTACCAAGATAGATTTTATACCGAAGTATTTTTTCCTTATCTAAAAGAACATGGAATTACTCAAATATTACATCTCGGAGATTATTACGAACATAGGAAATTTGTCAATTTCAAGGCGCTCAATTCTAACCGGAAGCATTTCCTTGAACCTATGCGCGATCTTGGTATTACTATGGATATTATACCCGGAAACCATGATGTATATTTCAAGAACACTAACGAGCTATGTTCTCTCAAAGAGCTTCTCGGACACTTTACATCTAATGTTAATATCTGTATGGAACCAACTGTTTTAGATTATGATGGTTGTAAAGTTGCTGTTATACCGTGGATAAACAATAGTAATTATCAAGAGTATACTGAGTGGTCAAAAAATTGTGGGGCACCTATACTTGGAGCTCATTTAGAACTAAAAGGTTTTGATATGATGCCAGGTCAAACTAACCCACATGGTATGAGTGCTGATGTTTTCTCTAGATTTGAAATGGTTCTATCAGGTCATTTCCATACTAAATCAACAAAAGGAAATGTACATTATCTTGGTTCACAAATGGAATTTACATGGGCTGATGTTGATGACCCTAAATATTTCCATGTACTAGATACTGAAACTAGAAATATTGAGGCAATAAGAAATCCAATCACAATGTTTAAGAAAGTTATATACGATGATAGTAAAACTGATTATGATAAAATTGATGTAAGTCAATATAGTAAAAAGTTTATAAAGCTAATCGTTATAAATAAAAATGACTTATATATGTTTGATAAGTTTGTAGATAGATTGCAAAGTATTGATACTTACGAACTTAAAATAGCTGAGAGTTTTGAAGAGTATATTGGAGAGAATGTCGAAGATGACAAAATATCTCTTGAGGATACAACACAACTCTTAGATACATATGTCGAAGCAGTGGAAACTGATTTAGATAAAGAACATCTAAAAGTCGAATTGAGAAAATTATATACTGAAGCACAGAACTTAGAGGTATTATGATACATTTTAAATCATGTACGTGGAAGAACTTTCTTTCCACAGGAAACGATCCGATATCAATCAATCTTGAGAAATCACCAACAACTTTAATCGTAGGCCAAAATGGTGCAGGTAAATCTACACTATTGGATGCTTTATCTTTTGGATTATTTGGTAAACCACATAGAGATATAAAGAAGGGTCAATTAATTAATTCAATTAACGATAAGAATTCTTTGGTAGAAGTTGAGTTTGCTATTGGCCAAGTTGATTTTAAAATTGTAAGAGGTATTAAACCTAACAAATTTGAGATATGGCAAAATGGTAATATGATTAACCAAGCCAGTAATGTAAGGGATTATCAAAAGTTCCTTGAACAAAATATTCTGAAACTAGACCATAAATCGTTCCATCAGGTAGTGGTTTTAGGTTCGTCAAGTTTCATTCCATTTATGCAACTTCCAGCATGGACTCGTAGGCATGTCATAGAAGATTTATTGGACATAAACATCTTTACTAAGATGAATATTTTATTGAAGGAAAGAAATATAAAAATAAGAGATGAGTTAGTTGATATTGACCATAACCTTGATATTACTAAAACTAAAATAGAAGCAGCTGAGAAATATATAAAAGATTTACAAGAGCTGAATGATGACCAAATAGAAAAGAAAAGAGATAGTATTGAAACTCATAAAGAAGAGATTAGTACTCTTTTCGAAGAGTCAAAAAAATTAGGTCGTGGTTTAACAGTAGCAATTCAAAGTTCTGAGAAAGACCAAATGCAGCAAACTAAAAAAATGTCTACCCTTGAAGGATATGATTATACTTATAATGGAAAGATAAAAGATTTAGTTAAAGAGTCAAGGTTCTATGAAGAGAATGATACTTGTCCAACTTGTGACCAGGATATTGGACAGGAAATAAAGGATAGTAAACAATCAGTTATCAAAGAAAAGGCAGCTGAGCTACAACAAGCAAAAGAAGATTTAAAGAAATCTATAAGTCAACTCAAAGCATCACAAAGAGAGAATGCTGATTTACTCAACCAGCTTCGTCAAAAACAACAAAAGATAAATAGTAATAATGATGCGATTAGTTTACATCAAACTGAGATAACTAAAATACAAAAAGAGATTGATGGATTGATGGGTGCAACTGGTGATGTATCCAAAGCTAAAAAATCTAGAACTTGGTTAACTAAAAAGAAAGATAAACTAACTGAGAAGAAATTAGAGTTCGTAGAAGAAAGAACTTATAATGAAGTGATTGGTGAGATGCTAAAAGATACTGGTATTAAGACCAAAGTAATCAAACAGTACTTGCCAGTTATGAACAGATTAATTAATCATTATCTACAGATACTGGATTTCTTTGTATCATTTCATTTGGATGAGAACTTCAATGAGACCATTCGGTCAAGACATAGAGACTCTTTTAACTATGCATCGTTCTCTGAAGGTGAGAAACAAAGAATCGATTTAGCTTTACTCTTTACTTGGAGACATATTGCTAAGATGAAAAATTCAGCATCAACAAATCTATTGGTTCTTGATGAGACCTTTGATTCAAGTTTAGATGTGGATGGTGTGGATAATCTAACTAAGATACTTGGAACCATGGACGAAGATACAAACGTCTTTATTATATCACATAAAGGTGATGTTCTACAGGATAAGTTTCGTTCCCGTATTGAGTTTTTTAAGAAAAATAACTTCTCGAAGATACGTTAACCCGAGAAATGTTACAGGCGTGTTACATTTGCGTTACAATTGTGTAAACTTTTAAAAAAACAGTGTACAAATGCAAAAGAACGGTGTATAATATACCATATATTTAAAAATTAAGGAGTTTAAATGAAATATAACGTAATATTAAAAATCCCATCTGAATCAGAGGGTACTTATAACCAAGATAAAATCGTAAACTTTGCAAAAGGTTTAGGATATAATTTATTGCCTGTACAAGGTGCATATAACAAATTTTGGATTACATCCAAAGTTGAAGATGGAAAACGTTACGAATTAGTAGATGGTCCTAGATACTACAAGTTAGTTATTAACAGTAGAGATTTTGGAATCGAATCAGGCGGTGATTTCAATGGATGGAATTTCGCAGGTAGTATGAGAAAAGAAATTAAAGAAGCAAGGAAGGCAGCTTAATGAGTCAAAAATCAATATTAGCAAAATTACTAGCAACTGAGAATATCTCAGTTCAACATGGTAATTATGAAACA